GAGAGTCATCATTGGAATTGACATGGGAGGTCGGGTCCCAAAGAGGTAAAAAGCCACCATTTAGAGGCTTTTTTCATTTTTCGTAGTAAAATAGTTATTGTTTTGTTTGGTTATTCGTAGTAAAATTACTACCTTTGCAGTGTTGAATTATTAAACAAGCGATCTATGAAAAATGTAAAAGTTTCTAAGATTCTGAGAATCTTGACTGACGACGGTTGGTACTTAGACCGTTACAACGGGGACCACAGAGAGTTTAAACATCCTACAAAAAAGGGTGTTGTTACTGTCAATGGCAAGCCTTCAACATCTATCTGCGGATGGCTCCTCAGTAGTATTGAACGGCAGTCGGGGCTTAGGTTCTGACAAACTGGGGTGGAGCTGAAGCTCCGCCCCTCCCCCCACACACATTCGAAGCAGACGCTTGTTTTGATATTCGACAAAGTAAGGTGGCGGTCGTGGCTGCCACCTATTTTAAGATTAACATATAAAACAATATATTATGAACAATATTGTGATTAAAGCTGCCCGTACTGCTGACGGCTACTGTTGTGCTTGCGACTTACTGCCGGGTTGGGTTGTTGCCTACGATGGCGACCTTGAGGGCTTTAAGGAGTATGTCCAGGAGAGTGTTGACTTTTGGCTCGAAGGCAGACGTAAAGACGGTGATGTATACCCGGAGGTGTTTGACGGTGAGTATAGGCTCGTCTACGATTTTGATGTGGCTACGTTGCTCGACTACTATCGTGGCATATTCTCGTTTGCCGCTCTTCAGTCAATAACGGGCATCAACCAGAAGCAGCTCTCACACTATGCGAGCGGCTTGTCGAAGCCGCGCCATCAGCAGGTAGAGAAAATAAAGTCGGGTCTGCGCCGACTTGCCAAGGATATTGAAATGGTCACTGTTTAATAAATTCAACACCGCCGCCCGACCATGCGGCACCATGACCGCTGCAAGTTTCTAATTTCGCAGCATTCATTATATTAAAGAGCTTATTGGAGCCCTCGGTGCGTGACGCATCGAGGGCTTTTTATTTCCATTTCTCTCCAATTCTCGCCAAATTGGAGCGTTTTCCTCGCAATTCTTTGAAAATTCCTCGCAAATTCCTTGCACGTTCAGATTTTTATCTCTACCTTTGCCATCGCTAGAATTCTTATGCGGAGCACTCCGCATGAACAAAGGGCGAGACGATATGTTCAAGCCCGACCAAAATATTTATTAAGGTTGTGGGCTTATTTTTTTGCCCATAACCTGCCGCATCGATACGAGGGTATTTCGCCCTTTGTTCATGCGGAGCACTCCGCATAGTGTGGAGATGCAGACAGAATACGGCGGTTCGCCTTCCACGTGTTTTTATTGCCCTTTGTGGCGGAAAAGCATAAGAGTTCTAGCAGACGAGGAAGTGCGAGCCGCTTTTTTCGTACCCCTACGTCAAACCGTACCCGACGGATTCGGGCAAAAAGGCTAGAACTCTTATATTATGCAAACATCTGCATCTATCCAGCGCACAGCTCATCTGCGCCCGTTTAGCATCAGCACCGCCTCCGTTAAGGCGTGGCTCAACGGAAAGAGCAAGTTTTACACCACAATCTGCGAGTTCGAAGTGACACGCCGCGAGGTTCTGCGCGTTCATGCTGCGCTTCTGTCTCTCGGCGTTGGCGCCATCAGCGCCGAGAGCAGCATCCTCGCTGCCCTCTGCTGTGTAGTCCTCTCGGGCTACAACGTCTACAAGTTAAACCAGGAGGAGAAAGGAGGCGAAGCATGATGACTAACGACAACACGCAGCAGGCACAGCAGGCGCAGAAGCCTGAGGCTGCAGAGGTTTTCGAGTGCGCAACAACAGTTGTTGTGCGCGAGCTTGACAAAGATATCAAGCGAGGCGAGATAACCGGCATCATAGAGTTTTTGACAAACGTCGGCGAGCATCTGTTGAAGAAAGCACGTAACGGCACAATGACAGACCTTGAGCTGCAGGAGTACAAAGACTACTTCTACGACCTCGAGATTATCGACTACGTGATAGGCTATTTCAAGAGCCTGAACCGCAACTGCCCGACCAAGCTCAAGCCAGGAAGGAGGTGTGACACATGGGGAAGATAGGTTTTATGCAATACTTCGACAACGACGATGATGACAAAAAGCAGAAACGACCTGCCAAGGCTGCCGCGTCAGAGACTGAAGACGGTGCCTGGTTCCGAAAATACTTCACCGATAATTATGCAACTCACGGCGAGCGGCGACGCGTCATTCTCCGCTCTTCTCGTGAGATTGTCTACGCGCTGCGCAACACCTATCCGCTCACCGAAGAAGAGGTGACCATCTACATGCAGCAGCTCGGCTACAGCGCCGTCACGATAGACGGCGAACCGCTCTGGCGGATATACGAACTTGAAGACATTGAGCTATAATCCCGATAAATACATTTTTTGTCCTCGCGGCGCGTTCTATGTGAATAGGGCGCGCCGCTTTTTGTGTCCTACGGCCAACACTATATTATATATAACTTTGTGGTGTACTAATCATCAAGGCTCTTTTTTATGCTATTAAATAGAATATTAATGTCTTACGGTTACGACAGCGTCGCCGCCCTTATGTCGAGCGTATTTCCTTCGACGAAATACGTCAGCATAGGACAGAGCGTCGCACTGTCGTCCGTTTTGGGCGTCATCTGCTCGGTGCTCGGCATCTGGCCGATACTCGCACTCGCTATGATCTTCTTGATGGTCATCGAGCTGGTGTCGGGTGTCACCGCAAGCCACAAGCGCATGGAGCACTTCGAGAGCTCCAAGTTCTCGCGCTTCGTTCTGAAGCTGTTCATCTGGTTCTCGCTCTTCGTGTCATGTCAGATGTTCTCCTACTTCGCTGCACAGTACGGACACAACACGCTGCAGTGGATGGTGGGCGCATGGTTCTTCGACGTGCTTACCGTCATACTGATGATGGCGTTCGTTGTTGAGCATACCACCTCGATACTCGAGAATATGGCGTGCATCGACGGCAGGGAGAAGAGTTACTACATCGACGTGGTGAAGCGCGTGGCAGCTACGGCTATAGACCGCATCACACACTCGCCTTCTCGCAGAAGTTAGTTTGTTTTTTTTTTAAATAAGCTTTAATAAGTTAACTATTTCAATCGGTTATGATTCGTTTCAAGTGGCTCGCCATTTTACTCGCGTTTCTAACAACCTTTGCTGTTGCCTTCGCTCTCGGTCGTTGCACCGGGGCGAAGGTTTCGGCAAGACTCCCTTCTCGCTACGATCCGCAGTACACCCTACCCGTTACCGTGGACACCAAATACGTGCCGATGCCAAGAGATACGGTTCGCATTGACGTACCTGCAGAGGTAGACACAACAGCCATACTCGCAGAGTATTTTTCAAAACATATCTATCGCGACACACTGCGCGCCTCGGCTCCGGGCAAGCTCGGAGGCAGTGCTGAAGCGATTGTCGTCGACACCATTACCCAAAACGTGATAGCAGGCCGATCAGTGCGCCTCACGTTCACACCAAATAGACTCGCGACGGCTAACTCCGTAGGCGTGCTATCCACGTTCGGGCTTAACCACATGGCGATCATGGCGGAGTACCGCTACGACCGCTGGGCGTTCTACGCTGGCTACAACTTCACCGAACACGCTCCTCTCGCCGGCGTAGGCTACAGATTATTCCGTTGGTAACAGTTTCTTTCCATATATACCATAGCAAAATGCCTACACTTGCATCACTTCCTCTTCTCATTTTTTCACCCTCAGCCGACGATATCACCATCAAGGCTGAGGGTGATGTTGTGCTTACGACAACCATCACAGCAGACAGCACTACCCTTTTCGACTTCTCTTCCTCCTACGCTCCAGGCCCAGATGGCTGCGTCCACGTCGAGCGTCTATCTGAGCTCGTCAACACCGCCATACTCGCCAGCTTCAAGCCTTCTACCATGCTTACGCCGGGCAGCCGCTCGGCGTCGTGCGAACTAAAGCTCACAGCCAACGGCGAGAGCAAGCAGGTTCATGCGCTCTATATGACGCGACTAATTACAGAGATTAAGCCTATGTTCGCCACGCTGCTGCGCCGCCGTCGCGTGGTTCCGGGTTCTCCGCAGCCGGTGAGCATACTCACGGCAGGTGCCAGCGGCCTGACACTGCAGGTGGGCGCTGCCTACAAGCTCAACAAGGGCGGCTTGGCATGGCGCGAGGTCACGGTAGAGGTAGACTGCTCGAACGACTACTTCGTTTTCCTTGCCGACATTGACGAGGTGAAGCAAGTGACATCGGCTCCCATCGGCACGCTGCTCTACTATACGATCGTACTTCTTAAAGACGGCAAGCAGGCTGACAAGATTTCTTTCGACATCGACAACAAAACGCGTCCTTCGCTTGCCACACATTTCGTTTATCTCAATTTGTTCGGCGTGCCAGAGAGCTTCACGTTTCGCGGCAAAGATACCGAAGAGCAAGAGCTGGAGAGCGACTTCGGCTATGCCGACAACGAGTATATACAGCTCAACGCGCAGCTCGTTGAGAGTCACAAGGCTAACACGGGGTGGCTCAGACCAGCGGAGAAAGACGCTGTCTACGGGCTTATGGGTTCGCATTACTTGATGGTCTACGCCGATGGCACGCTGCGACGCGCTACGATCACAGAAGTAGACTCCTCAATCTCGCGTCCGACCAACGAGCCTGCAAACGTGTCAATAACATGGCGATATGCCGACAGACGCCACATGCAGATGCCAGTCGTTACGCCTGACACCGGCAAGGGCGCCATCTTTGCTAAACCTCCTTTCGACAAAACCTTCGACTAATATGGCAGATTCACAAAAGACAATGTACGCAAGCACGATGCTTGCAGATCTCGACATACGCACCGACCGCTTCGGCCGCCGGCGTATTTTCTCTATCAAGTTCACCACAAAAGACGGCAAGCTGCGCTTCATTCCTACCGCCTATGCTACGGGATGCAAGGGTATGGATATGAAGCGTCACCGCTTTCGCGGCATCCAACCCTGCGACTGCAAGGGCAACCCGGAGCTGCACGTCTTTCCGGTGAAGATTACAAACATCATCGAATACAACTCACACATAATAGACTGGAGCAATGGATATTCTGTATAACAGCGAGGGCGTGCCGCTCATGATGAGCAGCGATACCGCCTTCTACGATACAAAGGTAGACCGCACCGCCTCTGACGAGCGACGACGTGTACTTTTCCCTTACGACGACACACGTCACGACTACATCGTCGTAGGCGAGGAGCGTGTGCTGGCGTGGGGGCGCGACAACTTATTCCCCACCAAAGCGGCGGAGATAGTGCGCACGACCACGGTGCTCAACACCGGCTTGCGATTTCTACGCAACCTGACGATGGGTCAGGGCATCTTTGCCTGCCGCGTTAAGGGCTACAACGACAAGGGCGACGAGATTCTCGAGCCTATCGACGACAATAACATACAGCGCTTTGTGAGCTCGCGAATAGTGCGCAGATACATGGAGAAGACTCTGCGCGACTTTTTGAAGGTGGGGTGCTCGGCGGTGCAGCTCGTGCCTAACGCAGCCGGCAACAGCATCATCGGTCTCAACACTATCAACAGCGAACACTTTCGATTTACGGAGCCGTCAGACGCACTCGGTTCGCAGAACTGCGTAGTCAGCGGATCATGGGATCTGTCGCCGTCGAGCTACACGGTGCTGCCGCTGCTCAACGACTACTCGCCGGAGAATCACGCTGAGCTGTTGCGCTTCATGGGCAAGCTGAAGCAGGGCATGGTCTATCCGGTGCGCGACTCGTGGTCTAACGACGACATCTACGGCGAACCGATTTGGTGGCCGGCGTATGTCGCAGGCTGGGTAGATATAGCTCACCTCGTGCCGCAGTTCTTGAAAAAAGCGTACAAGAACCAGACAACATGGAAGTGGCACGTACAGATACCTTACTCGTATTGGGATAAGAAATTCCCTGCCGCCGACTTCAAAAACGATCCGGAGCTACGCAAGACTGCCATCAACAAGTACATGGACGAGATAGAGCGCAACCTGCTCGGCGCGCAGAACGCAGAGAAGCCTATCTTCACGAACTACGCCGTGAACGAGATGAACGGTCGCATCGAGGAGGAGTGGAAGATTACTCCACTCTCTAACAAGTATTCTGCAGGTCAAGAGAATCTCGTGACATCGGCTGCTGCCAACTCGGAGATACTCTTCGCACTCATGGTGAACCCTAACGTGCTGGGCGCAGGCATGCCGGGCGGCTCGTACGCAGGCAACCAGGGCGGCTCTAACATACGCGAGGCGTTCCTCGTAAACATAGCCAACTCGTGGATAGACCGCCAGAACCTGCTCGATCCTCTGCAGCTGTATCTGCAGCTCAACGGCGTGCCTGACGACGTGCAGCTGCGCTACCGCAACACTATACTGACCACGCTCGACACCGGAGCTGGCACATCACACCAATTATCTTAAAACTTTAAGACTATGCTATTTTCTAAAGAAAAATGGGATAACGGCAAGCAGATTTCGCCTTTTGTGCCCGTATCATCATCGCTGTCTTTTCAAAAGATGCAGGCACCGCTCGACGGTGCGGAGCAGCAGTTTCTGCGTCCGCTCGTCGGCGACGCCATGACCGACCGCATCCAGTCCGTCTGCGACAACATGCCCGAGGGCGACGTGCTCGCTCCGCAACTGCTGCAGATAGCTCGACGCGCTGTCGCAAACCTCGCCTTCTGGCACGACTTCGACGCTCTCAACCTACGCATTACAGACCAAGGCTTCCAGCGTCAGGGTTCGGGCGACTGGCAGGGCGCATACAAGTACCAAGAGGACAACCTGCGCGCCACATTCAAGAACCGCGGTTTTAACGCCCTCGACTTTCTGCTCGACTTTCTCGATGATCATCTCGACGTTTATCCGGAGTACAAGCAGTCGAAGTGCTACACCGACCGCAGCTGTGCCATCGTGCGCTCTCCGCGTGAGGCGAACCAATTCGTGTTTATCAACTCGTCGCACATAGTGTTCATGCGCCTGCAGACAGAGTTCCGCACCGTAGAGGAGTATGACCTCTGCGCCATCCTCGGCGAAGAATTCTACAAGCGACTGCGCCGCTGGCTTGACGGCTCCGAAGAGTTCCCGGAGTGCATCTGCACGCTCAACCAGTTCCGCCTCGCCTGCGCCGACTACGTTGTCAAAAAGGCTGCTGCACGCCTGATGCGCCAGACGGGCACGCTCACCGAGCGCGGTCTGTACTTCGAAGCCATTACTGCAGGTAGCTACGGCAATGAGACCATGTCGCAGGCTTCTGACAAACAGATAGGCGACCGCTGCGCTCTTGCAGAGGTTGACGCACATCGAGCCGAAGCCTCGCTCAAGGCATTCATTAAAAATTATATGGGCGACGTTGTCGGGTGGCAGACAAGCACCGGACCACTGCGCGACAATGACGACAAAAACGCTTTCTTTACTATGTAGGCAAATATGAAGCATATCAAAGTGACATTCGGCAAGAAGGTATACGAGCATGAGATACCAACGCGGTGGGATGAGCTCGACGCCGAGGGCTTGAAGCTGGCAGCGAGAATATGGTCGGGCGCCGTGCCGCGCGATGTGCTCCTCGCGCAGTTCTTCGGTTTGCCCGATAAGGTGGTTGAGTCTATCGACGACTACCTTATCTACTGCCTCATGCAGCTCACGACGTGGCTGCAACGTCTCGACGACGATGTTGACAACTTCAAGATAGAACAGCTGCCAGATACCGAATACCTATCACCAGGTCCACGCCTGAGCGGCTGCACGCTTGAGCAGTTTATGATAGCCGACACCAACTTTCAGCGATATTCTATAAGCCAAGATGCAGATCATCTTACTTACTTCATCGCTTCGCTCTACAATGCGAAGGCGCGAAGCGACAACGGCATGGAGAAGAAAATCGCAGCGGTGGAGCAGCTACCTGAAGATGTGCGCCAAGCGGTATTCCTGAATTTTATTCTTATACGCCGATGGCTCTCGCGCTCGTACCCCCACCTCTTTCCGCCTGCGCAAGCTGATGACGAGGAAGAGGAGGAGACCGACAAACAGCCGAAAAAGCCTCGCCCTACAGACTGGCTCGCCATCTTCGACGCGTTCATGGGCGACGACGTTGCGTTCATCGACCGCTACAAGCGGCTTCCTGCTCTCGATGCTTTTCGACTGATGAACCGGCGAATAAGACAGTCAAAACAACCTCAATAACACTGATAATATGACTATAGATACCGTCGCTAAATACATCGAGCAGCTGTGCAGAGAGCACTCGCTTGTCAATCATTCAGACGATGCACCGCATTTTGTAAACCTCAACGATGACAAGCGCAACACTTCGTTGGTTCAAGAGCTTCGCTACCCGGCTGTGTACTTCGAGTCGACTGACTTCCAGATTGAAGCATCGTCAACATCCGTGTCGCGCAACTATACGTGCCATATCGAGGTGCTTGTCCACGTCACCGATACAGGCGATTATGCTGAGGTGGAGCGGGCATTGTCCGATTCTTCACAGATTATTACTGATATCTTTGTACGTATGATGCATGACCGTGTGGGGCGTAAGCCTGAGCACAAATGGCTGCTCTCGCTCATTCCTTCATCGCCGATTAAGGTTCTGCCTATACAGAATGCAGAGAACGCCCTGTACGGCTGTCTGGCAGAGTTCTCTGTGTCTTTGTCTGACTGCATCAACGATAGTTTAAACAATTTCAAATCAATAAATAATGGCTAAAACATACGACATACTTACATCGCAAGCCGAAACCATCCGCACCAATACGCTCCCGAACTCCAACACGGCAGGGCTTGTCGGCCAGATGCTCAAAGACATCATTGAAAAGGTGAGTGAGGTGAACACCTCGTCGTCGGGGGCGGTCACTGCCATCAACGTCAGCCCTACAGCTGACGCCAATAGCGTCATACTGACGCTTTCCGTCCGGGCGGGCGAGAAGGTGAGTCTGCAATCTGTGAACTTGCCGGTTGTCAGCGCTGCTGCTGCTGGTGTCATCACTCCTGCGCAGATGTCCTCAATAACAAGCTCGCTCAATACAATGTCGCGGTCTATTCTTGAGATTTCTAATAACTATAACGCTCAGAAGAAGACCGTTGACGGGTTGCAGGACAGCATACAGACGTTAACTGACGAGATAGAGATTCTCAAGAATTCTGCTGTGACGTTTTACGGCACTGTCATGGTGACTGCGCTCAAGATGTCCTCTATATATTATTCTACAGACGAGAACTGTAGGGTCGTATACAACCTTAAAGAGAAGGTTTTTGTTCTTGAGGTTGATAAAGGTACGACTTCTTACTATAACAACTGGCGTGACGGTGATGCTTTCGGCAAAGCGGCATTGGCCGGGCGTGTGCCTCGCAGCGGCAAGATGTATGTGAACGTGAGCGAACAGCGTTCTTACGTCTGGTGTGACGATGAACTTATTCTTGTCGGTACCGACTTGGAGCTTGGGCATGAACAAGACACAGCGTTTCCGGGCGATGAGGGCGCAGACATGAAGAATCGTCTGAGCACTGCCGAAGAGAATCTTAAAGCTTTCATTGATAGCAAGGGTGTTGAGGGCGGTATCGCTCCGCTTGACATTAACGGCATTGTTCCTGAGAATTATCTGCCTGACATGCGTACTCCCATAGATGTTATTCAGACTCGTCTCGGGCTGGTTCCTTTCGTCAATGTTAGCAGACTGGTCGGCGGCAACTACACGCTCGAAACAGCCATTGACCGCATTTACAGAACAACGTCTATTCGAGAATACCTTGTTGTTCCTGGTCTGATGATAACCTATCGAAAAGACTCTACACATTGGGAAATCAAGCAGTATACTTCCGACTCTACGTCTGAGGCGGACTTCCGTGATACTGAGAAATGGCAGGATGTGGGCGGTGGCGGTACGTCGTCATCTGTATTCAACCCTACTGTCTCTTATCCCATCAGCGGCTTTTATGCCCTCTACGATCCCGACAATGCAAAGGCGTCTGCCGTTGATGTGGCGTGGAATGCGGGCAAGGTGTCATTTGGTTTGCTGCTCACTATTCAGGTTTCCAAGAAGATTTGGAAGACCTATCAGTACATAGGCACTTCGCTTACCATCGGTGCTTGGCAGGACCCGGTGAACTGGCAAGATTTCGGCTCTCTCGCTGCCGGTTCTGAGACCTACATCAACATCAACAATCTCATCGATGGCAATGGCAAGGTGGTTTATTATACGCTCAGCAGTGCGGTGGCTGCTCTCATCAGTTATCAACAGAGTACGGCTGTCAACTATATCAAGCGTGGTCTTATTATCTCTTTTCTTTCCGAGACTAACAAGACGAGGTCGTTCCAGTTCCATGGCGACAACATCGCTGACGCGTCCAAGACTGATACGGGTGCAACTTTGTGGCGTGAGTTCGGCAAAAGCGAGGACATCAACCTTTCTGATACTCCCGTCAAAGACGGCAAAGATCCTTACAGCACGGGGGGCGCATACACCAACACGCCGACTGACATCGATATTGTCGAGGAGGATGGCGGCGTCTACAAGTTTGCGCTCACCAATGCCGACGGCGACCAAATCGGCGAACAGCGCCAGATTGTCATCAAGGGCGGTGGCGGCGCGGTCCAGGCTACGACTGTCAGCATTGCGCTTAAGATGTCTACGGTCTATGGTGCTGTGGGCTCGACAATGACGATCGAGGCTGCTATTATGTCGGTGACTTCTACTCCTTCAGGTGACTCGCTCAACTCCATAACACGTGTTGACCTCGTTGACCGCTCAACTAATGCTGTTCTGCAGACGCTTAATGTCAACACTGAGTCGTCTGCTAATCTTACAGACGATTTCAAATTCAAAATTGATATATCCGAGTATTTTGCAACTACTGCAGGTTCGCGCTCGTTCCGTATCGTGGCTTACGATGACGGCGACCACTCAGGCAACAAGAACGTGTCGGCTGTGGGTGTTGATGCTACTGTTGTGTCGCAACAGACGCTCAACTATACTTCGTCGACGGTGCTGAAGGTGAATGGTGCTGCTGTGTCTGTACCTCTTTATTCCTTCCCCAACAATGCATCATCTAAGGGTATTAAGGCAACTGTTGAGATGTACTATAGTGGTGCTTGGCACACCATCGACGAGACTGTGGTTACTGACGTGTTTACTCATGCCGTCAACCTCGACCCTAAAGCTCTTGGCCTGACACATGGCTCGTACCCGTTGCGTATTCATGGTGTTGACGTGGCTTCGGGCGTATCTGGCAACTGGCTGTACTCCGGCATCATGGTCGTTAACGAAGCTGATGACACGCCTCTCGTCGTCATGCGTTGGTATGATGACGGCACACAGACGAGAAAGTTATTTCAGACCGTGTCTGTGGATGTGGCTGCATATACTTCCGGTAAGACCAAGACGGCTGTTGATGTCATGATGCAGGTGGGCGAAAACGCTGCTACCGTTATAGCTCAGCAGCAGATGTCTCGCGATCGTACTTATACCGTGACCAAGCGTCTGTCTGGTATGTCTGTCGGTAGCCAGCTCAAGTTCTACGCTATGTCGGGCGATGTGCGCTCAGCGGCATACGATATTACAGTTGCGGGGTCTATTATACCTATCGAGACTACTGCAGGTGCCATCTTTGACCTTGATATGTCATCGCGCTCTAACAGCGACTCTGACAAGACCATCTCTGACAATGGGGTGAACATTGAGGTTAGTGGCGCCAACTACACCACTAACGGTTTCGTGCGTGACAACTATGGTTCTGACGATTACGGGCAGACTGACGCTAACGGCAATCCGCTCGGTCGCATGGCTCTGCGTATAGCCGAGAATGTCACGGCAAAGTGTGATTTCAAACCTTGGAGCAACGCCTCGACCGAAACGACGGGCATGGCTCTCTCGTTTACCATCAAGCCAGCCAATGTCGCCGACTCTACGGCTCGCCTTATCGACGCGCTTGGCGACGGGCAGATCGGTTTCTACGTTACCGGCGATAAGGTCGTGTTCACGTGCGACGGCGAGCAGTCGACAATGTATACGGCCACCATGCCGCTTAAAGCGGAGAAGGTGACACGTGTTGATATCGTCATAGAACCTTCAGCGGTCGCACCGTATCAAGGCATCGGTGTTGTCAAGATTTTCGGTGATGGCGAGGAGCGTGCTGCTTGCGCCTATTCCAAGAATGCGCTGCCGATGAATGACAATATCATCCGCTTCGACGGCACACTGGCAGATCTCTACATATACCAGCTGACGGCATGGCGCACTTACTATCAGTTCCGCCAAGCCTTCAACAACTACCTTGCAGCCATGCCGGATACCGACGCTATGGTCAAGGAGTACGAGGCGAACGACGTGATGGCGAGCCAGACAGCCGAGAACACCACCAAAGACCGACCGACTATAGAGGCTTGCAAGAAGGCTGGTCTCTGTGTGATGGTGATGGTGAAGAACAAGAACACGGCTGACACCGAAGACCAATATCCGGGATATCTCGATACGCTCGACGGCGACAAGAAGACGAAGCGCATACTTGACTTCTACCTCTATTTCCCCGACCGTCCTTGGCAGGACTGCTACATCGAGGGTGCAACGACATCTAACCAGGGTACGACATCGTCGATGCGTCCTGACAAGAATAAGAAGATTAAGACGAAGTCGGCCAAGATTACTTTGCTGCATAAGCGCGAGGAGTTTAGCGGTGCTGACCTCGCTAAGTATGACGAAGCTCTTGCCAATGCCAAGAAGTCGAAGATAAAGGTACTTGAGACTTCTGTGCCGACTAACATCATCACCTTTAAGGTTGACTACTCTGACTGTACGGGCGCGAACAATGGTGCGTCGTGTGAGCTTAACAATCGACTGATTCGTGCTCTCGGAGCTGAATACATGCAGCCGTCGCAGAATGCCTACACTGGCAAGGCAGAGATTAATCCGTCGATAGCGAGCGTGCCGTGTGCCTTCTTCCGCACCGACAAGTATTCGCCAGATGCTACCAACCCGGCTTATGCCTACTTCCACGTCAAGGCCAACCTTAACGAGGATAAGGGCGACGCCAAGGTGTTTGGCTTCGAGGGCGTAGACGGCTACAACAAGAGCTGCATGAACTATGGCGACTTCAAGGAACTTGTTGCCGAACGCGACCAAGACTTCAATGAGTTTAAGGCTCAGACGCTTGCCAACACGTCTAAGCTGCAGGCGGGCGATATATACATGCTGTCGGAGTTCTGCGGTCCGAAGACTGCCTTCATTGAGAATGACGGCACTGGCCACTTTGTTGAGACGAGCGAGGTGGCTGACGCTTTGGTGATAGAGCGAACACTTGCCGAGCTACTATCTGCTGACGTGAAGAGCTATGACTGGAGCGAGGTATACAAGACGAGTGACGGCAAGTATGCCAAGTATGAGGGTGGCAAATGGAAGGAGACAACCGGCTCGATGACCTACGACAAGACGACCAAGCGCTGGCAGGTGACGGGCAGGGTGCTCAACCCGACACAATGCTATGAGCACCTGAAGTACAACGGTCTTAACTGGTATCAGGGTGTGAACTCGGTAGACGACATGCTGCGTCTTGACCCTGCTACGGGCAAGCCGATTTGGCTGTCGCATTTTGAAAGTCGCTATCCTGACGATGACAATCTGAACGCTCTGTACGAGAGTGGCAAGAAGGTGCCGTACTACTTCTATGAGAACTTGATGTGGATGCAGCAATGCAACCCCCACCTTACTGAAGCTGACGGCAACATAACGCTTGACGGCAAGATGGTGCCAGGCACTCGTGCCAACCGCGCCAAGAAGTTTGCCCATGAGATGCACCGCTACTGGAGGGTGAAGCCTGCGCTGTACTACTACATACTGACTGACTACGAGAATGCTGTTGACCAGCGGTCCAAGAACATGATGCAGACCTTCATGCTATGTGAGGATGGTGTGATACGTTCTGACTTCAACAACTGGTATGACGGCGACTGTACGCTGGGTGCCGACAACGACTGCGCTCTTACTATTTCGGCATTGCTCAATCCACTACTGGTAGGCGAGGGCGAAGAGGGCAGACTGTACCAGGGCTGGGACAGCGTGTTCTTCCAGCGACTCAATGAGAACCCCGTTATTTGGCTTGACGACTACAAAGAGGGCGACGAAAAGAGTGGCTACACCGACAAATCGCGTTTCGTGACGCTGCATGATGTGGCTGATGAGATGCGTAAGGCTGTGGACAAGCAGGGTCTGAAGGTGTTTTCTTACGACGGTCTTTATCAGATATGGATGACAAAACGCATCCTGAAGTGGGCTAAGGTGATTTCGTCGTTTGACGGCGAGCGTAAGTATATCCAGCACTCTAAGGCGAGCGCCAACTACTTCTTCGCCTTGCATGGCTTACGTCTCGACGATATGCCAGAATATATCAAGACTCGCTTCGCCTATCGCGACGGTTACTACCAGGTGGGTGATCTGTACACTAAGCCGATGAAGATGCGTGCGTCGGGCAAAGCGATCACTGTGAGCATCACGGCGGCTAAAGACGGTTTCTTCGGCATCGGCGAGGATCGCGCAGATACCGCAGCAGACTCTACTTATCTCAAGAGGGGCAAGAGCTATACGTTCTTCAATGACAGTCCGCGCAGTTATTCCGAGTCGGGTACCATGTTGTACGTCTTCGGTGCTGCTTCACTCGCATCACTGGACATCAGTGCTGCTACGCCGAAGTCGCAGGGCTGGGATATACAGTACTGTAAATTGCTGCAGCATCTTGTTGTCGGCGATGCAGACTACGTTCCATACACTGTCGATGGCACGCTTGACACGCTCAACCTCGGCAACATGCCTTTCCTTCAGTCGCTTGACGTGCGTAACACGCTCGTAGCATCCGTTGACGCGAGCATGTGTCCTCGACTGACGAGCATCAAGGCTTCAGGCAGCCGTGTGCAGAGTGTCGAGGTTGCAGAGACATCGCCAATCACTGAACTTACGCTTCCGGCGACGCTCAAGACTGTCAAGTTTATCAACTTGCCGAACCTAAGCTACACGCTGACAGGTGGCAACCTTCAGATTGCATCTCTCGCCAATGTGCAGACACTGCGCATCGAGCACTGCAATGAGATAGAGCCGTTGACAATGCTTCAGCGTGTTGTTGACGCTCAGACGGGCAACCGTCAGCTTACTGCCATCCGAGTGGTTCAGACGCTTTCTGGTGACGGTTCGCTGCTTGCCTTGTTACTGACTCTTGGCGTGCGCGGCATTACCGAAGACGGCAAGTTGCAAGACAAACCGGTTGTCGAGAGTGACTATCAGCTTACTCGTGTGCGAGAGCAGTCGTACATAGACGACCTCACTCAGCATATCGAGGGTCTTACGATAGTCATGTCTATCATGGCTTATATTAATGCTGTTATCGATTTCCTCGGCGAACAATACTCCGGCGAGGCAGAAGTTGAAGATGTCACTCTTGACAATATCAACGACTACCTGAAGCAGTACAACGGTGAGACTTATGATGACTACTACAATCGTCTGGCTGAAGCCGATGATGATATTCTTAACATTATTGACAAATAACAAAATGGCAAGCAATCAACAAAACATTACTGGCCTCCTGCTCGCTAAACGCGAGCAGGTTAAGGCTCTTCAAGACTTGGGTTTTGCCGATATTTCCGAGTCTTCACGCGCTTCGCTCTTTGCAGAGCGTATTCGTTGGGCTGCAGGGCTGCTCGACATTCGTGTGGCTGCTGACCGCAAACGTGACGGCAAGAAATTCTACTTCACTGTCGAGGAGTGGCAGACCATTGACAATGCCGGGCGGTCAGAGGAGTTTGCACGGCGTGGCGTTCGCATCAGGGCAGACGGTCTTTCGTTCGTCATGTCTCTGCAGTATTACGCTGACAAGACATGGGGGTCACGGTCTTCTGTCAGTGACCTTGCGTCTTTTGACGGTCGTGCCGGTGCCTGGTCGCATCAGGATGTTGCTCGATTCAACCGAGCAATACTTGACTATTATGCCGACAAGAACGCCGATGGCGTCATCGGCGCCCCTGCAGCTGAAGCTGCAAATGGCTATCATGCGTATCTCGAAGATGACGGGGTCATGGTGAATGGTGTCGCTATAGATGACCAGACATCATGGATGCTGCCTGACGTTGCGCAGGCGTTTGTTATCTATCACAACCGCAAGGCTATTGACACGGTCATTGCTCAGGTTTGGGGTCATGCTTTTACGCTTGACAAGACAGGTGGCGCAATATGGACCTGCGTGCAAGTCAACGGCGGTATGGCTTACCGTGTATCGGTGTTTAGCGGTGGTGTCTATTATACAAACAAGACAGACAAGTATATGGTAATACCTATTTCTGAAGAGTAATTATGGATAATGCAAATAACAGTTCGATTATTCTCGGTCTTAACAAACAAGACCAGATTAAAGCTCTACGCGATGTCGGCTTTACAGACATCGCTGACAATGCTACGTGGTCTGACATCGTTAATCACATGAGGTGGGCCGGTGGTCTGCGCGACCTGCAAGTGGCTACATATCTCAAGACCTCGCTCAGAGACCCGTCGCCGCAAAGGTCTTATTTCTCTGAAGACCAATGGCAGACGATGACCGTGAACGAGAGGTCAAAGTTTGTTCCGTTCGGCGTGGCCATACGTGCTGAGCGCATGGCTTTCGTGTTATCGCTTCAAAACGCCAAATCAGACTCTACCATTCGTTTTGTGTGGGGTCCTACGAACATCAATGTGCCCGGTCTTAAAGATTTTAGTAACAAAAACGAGGGGGTGTTCGAAGATGTTGACGGCGAGGCTAACACCGACCTTATTCTTGCATGTGCCAAGGAGCAAGGGGCCAGCTTTCCTGCCGCTACCGTTGCGCGGTCTTATAAGGCTTTCACTAAGGCTGCTGACAGCACGGCTATCGACGACCCGACCAAATGGTCGCTTCCAGCCTACGGCCAGTTGCGCTTGCTATATAAATACCGTGAAGAGATAAGAAAGTTTTTAACAAACAATTTCGGTTCTTTGTATTCTTTAACACTTGACTGGCATTGGAGTAGTACTGAGTGGGATGCTGGTAGCGCTTGGCACGTAAGCCTCAACAACGGCAACGGCAACAGCAACTTCAAGACATACACGGGCTTCGTGCGCCCGGTGGCAGCATATTAGCTCTTCAACCCTTTAACTCTTTAACTCTTTAACTATCAGATAGTTATAAAGATTCGCTTTGTGGCTGCATGTCTAATCAGCCGCGAAGCGGCTTTTTTTATTAATAAAAATTAATAAACAGGGGTATAATAAGTTTGTTAATTTTTAGTTAATATTATTATGGCTAATCAACGTCTTGCACAAACACTCCCTATATACAAACAGACTTACGAGCTGCTGTTGTTGATAGTTCGCGCTCGCAAGCAGTTCTCCCGAGAATACAGATATGATCTCGGGAGCCACCTCTTCGAGTCTGCGCTTCGCTGTCTTGAGCTTATACAAAAAGCCAACACAGCGATTCCGGCACCCGACTATTTGCCTCAGTTCGAGGGCGAAGCAAACAAGTCGGCCAATGGCTTGATAAGGTTGGCGTGTCTGTTTATAGACGAGTGGCGCAATCGTCGTACAAGCCGTAGACAATATCTCGAGGAGTTTATCGTAGAGTTCGGCACTGTCAAGATGCTGATCGGAGTATGCAAAGAGCTGGAGCAGATAACCAATTCCACAGCAGCGCAGATGGCTGTTCTTACCGAGAGTATCGGTAGACAAGCTACTGCATGGAAGAAGACTGCACAGTAGCCAGAGTCATAATTCTCAACATCAGGGCATTATGAGTGAGCAATATTTTTCTTTATATGGGTCGCTCTCTTCTTCGCTTGAGGGAGAAAAGAATTACATAGTAGCGACAGCGAGTGAGTGGGATGCTGGTAACGCTTGGAACGTAAACCTCAACAACGGCAACGGCAACAACAACAACAAGACAAACACGGGCTTCGTCCGCCCGGTGGCAGCATATCAAGATTATGTCTACAACACTCCGACTTCGTTTTTCGATGCCGCAGAATCCTGCGACAAGAACAAACGGTCATCTGCTGATTGCATCGAATTCTCCTTAGATGCTTCCGACAATATTGTCCGTCTGTGGTGCGACGCTGTAACATTAAGTTATGAGCCGTCGCCTTCAGACGTTTTTATTGTACCTTATCCAGTCAAACGTGAGGTTTTTGGCGCCCAATACCGTGACCGTGTCGTTCATCACTGGATAGCAGAGCGCATAGATCCATTGCTTGAAGCAAGGTTTAAACGACAATATAACGTTTCAAAAAATTGTCGTAAGGGTTTTGGTTGCCTTACGGCAGTGAAGTCTCTCGCTTCTAAAATCTACAGCATTACCGAGGGGTATACTAAAGATGTTATTGTTATACGGCTTGACATCAAGGGGTTCTTTATGTCTATTGATAAAGATATTTTATGGTGGATGTATGAGGACCTTATCATGGCTGACTATCATAAACCGGACAAAGACCTGCTTCTCTATCTGCTTCATAAGACCATTTATGACGCTCCGCAACATCATTTCATTCGTAGGTCTCCAAGGTCTGCTTGGGACGATTTGCCTTCGGACAAATCGTTAATGGGCAATGATCCTCGCATAGGTATAGCTATAGGCAAGCTGCCTTCACAGCTTTCAGCCAATTTCTACATGTCTGTGCTTGTTGATTATCTTCTTAACGAACTCAAAGTTGAAGAGCTTGAGATGTTCATGGACGATTTCGTCATTCTTGACTCCAAGGGGTTCGAGCATGCACGTGCTATGGTGTCTAAAATAAAGGTATTCTGTAAAGATGTGTTACACATCAATCTTCATCCCAAAAAGATTTACATACAGCCTTATCAGCATGGTGTGCTCTATGTCGGTGCAATGATTAAGCCTAACCGTATATACATTTCTAAACGTACACTCGGTGCTGCTTATCGACGCATACACTTTTACAACAGCAAACTGCAAGCGGGCGAGGGCGAACAGTGGGCAGAGAGGTTCGTGGCCACTATTAACAGTTATCTCGGCTTGATGATTCATTATAACACATACAACAAGCGCAAGAAGCTGATTTCGTTGTTCGATAGAGGGTGGTATAAATACATCTATGTCGAGGGGCATTTCAAAAAGATTGTGCTACGAAAGCAATTCAGACCTATTCAGAAAATTAAAAAGCAAATAAAAAATGGCAATCACAAACAATTCTTCATGCCAGAACTCGAGATGGAAGTGGGTTCCAATACAGCAACTTCCAAGCGGGGACTGGCTGTTATTTATCCGGATGGAGCACATCATCGAAGACACATTCGAAATAGAGGTGAAATACCACCGCGTGGAATACTTCCACCGCCCGACGCTTGACGACATCAAGCGTACATGTCATCGCATAGCTATGTGCTATCTCGGTGAGATCAACTACAATCCAGAGAAGTTTGACTTTTCGCCTTATATGGTTTATTGATGTCCGACTGCAGGTCTGCTTTATGGGATATATTTGCATGAACTAATTTTATAATGTTATGCGCAAAATCAATCTCATCATCATTCATTGCACAGCAACTATCGAGGGTCGCGATTATACGGTCAGCACAATAGACAGCTGGCACCGTCAACGCGGATTTGACTGTATTGGCTATCACTATGTTGTGTATCGTGACGGCACTGTACACGAAGGTCGGCCGGTTGCCAAGGTCGGCGCCCATTGTGCAGGCCATAACGCCAACAGCATCGGTGTGTGCTATATCGGCGGTGTCGATGACAAACAGCAGCCAAAGGATACACGCACGCCAGCTCAGCGCGACGCTCTTGTCAATCTGCTCATGCGTCTAAAGCGTCAGTATCCTGCCGCCGTCATACGCGGTCATCGTGACTTCTCAACGAAGGCGTGCCCGTCGTTCGACGCTACATCGGAGTACGCTGACATTTCTAAAATGTGATGTTTATGACAAAGTTCGACAGCAGCAATGCTTCAATAATGTCCGCAAACGAGTTTAATCAACGCGTGAAAGATTGGGGCGAGACCGTCCGTTCTCGCTCGCTCGGTACGCTTGTTGCGGAGACTAATGTGTATAGCGGCGAACTTCGGTCTCGACTGAAGTCTGCCACTAATACGGCGCGCGACGATGGCTTGGCTCACGCCGTAGCCTTCAAGTTTGTCCGCTACGGCGTATTCGTCGCCTACGGCGTAGGTAACGGTTACATCAGACTCAATGGCAGAGTTGTGCGCGGTTCGCACAATCCGAACCGTCACGTTCCTCCAGGTCCGATTCGCCGAAGACCGGTAGATTGGCTTGACAAGAACGTCGAACAGCAGATGCAGGGCCTTGCAGACATCGCCGCTGAATACTATGGCGACCGAGCAGCCAAAGACGTGCTCGAACAAATAGACCGCGTGACAATTGTCAAAAAACAGCATTAAAAAAGGCAGGGAGCTTGATTGTTTAGCTCTCTGCCTTTTTTAGTGTTGCAGACCTTACCAACTGTGATTTTTTTGCAGATATTCTTTTGTTTTACCTGTAAACACCCATTTATTATCATCGTTGAGTATAAGGTCTTTTTCTTTCATTTTCTTACGTAACTCGGGGTCGTGTACGTCGTTTTTACAATATCGTGGCACCCATCGCCAATCACGGTACACCATATCCCGTTTCTTCATTTCCTGACATAGCAGTAGCGGGTAGCCGATGCTCAAGGCTTCCTTAAATTCGGGATATTTTCTGCCAAGGTCGTCATCACACATTTTATTAACTGCCTTGCCTGTGCTTCTCACGAGAAAAACAATTAGCAACACAACTACTAAAATCATGGCTTGTGTCTGAGTTAGATGATACATAATTGTCGTTTATAGGGTTATTTGTATTTGCAGTAAAGTTAATGTTTTTTTTCGATATATGCAAGTTTTTGCATGCTTTAATTTGCGTCCTTTGTCAAGATGTTTTTATAGTCTATTTTTGTACCCGTTAATATTGTTTTTATGGCTAAAACTTATAATCGCACAGTCAAGGTTTTTATTGACGGCACAGAGGTAGAGGGTACTATCCCTGTTATCCAGAAGCGCATTCGTGAACTTACACGCGATGTCAAGAAGATGACTATCGGCACCCAAGAGTATAATGATAAAGTCAAGGAGATTGCACAACTCAATTCTATCCTTGCTGAGCACAAGCGTGCCGTGCGCGGTGTCGTTGAGGAGTCGCAGTCGCTCGGCAAGCGGCTCGGCAATTTGGCTGACTTTTTCAATAAGTGGTACTACTCCCTTCAGACAGGCCTCGATGCTCTCGGTGGTGCTACTACTAAAATCCGCCAAAGTGTCAATGATTACGCTGACATGGAAGAGTCGATGGCGGATGTACGCAAATACACTGGACAAACGGCGACACAAGTGCGCGAAATGAACGAGGATTTCAAGCGCTTGGATACACGTACGACTCGTGATCAACTTAACGCTCTTGCTGGTTCTGCGGGTCGTCTTGGTATCACCAACAAAAAAGCAATCGAAGAATTTGTCGATGGAGCTGATAAAATCAAAGGGGCACTTAAAGATGATCTTGGCCCAGGCGCAGTTGAAAAGGTAGGCAAGCTCGCACAAATGTTTGGTGAGGATAAAAAGAAGGGTTTGCGTGGTGCAATGCTTGCTACGGGTTCTGCGGTCAACGACCTTGCTCAATCTTCATCAGCTAACGCTGGTTACATTGTTGACTTTACCGCAGATCTTTCAGGCGTAGCTATTCAGGCTGGCATGACACAATCTCAGATTATGGGTCTTGCGTCTGCCCTCGACCAGAACATGCAGGAAGAGGCGACAGCTTCCACTGTATTCTCACAGTTGATTACAAAAATGTATCAGGAACCAGCACGTTTTGCTGCTCTTGCAGGTGTAGATGTCAAGAACTTCACCAATTTGCTAAAGACGGATGCTAACGAAGCTTTATTACGCTTCCTATCTGCCATGAAGTCAACTGGTGGTTTTGAAAAGATGGCACCGCTTTTTTCAGAGATGAAGCTTGAAGGCACACGTGCAGTTGGCGTCCTATCATCTGTTGCAACACATCTTGATCAGGTGCGCGAGGCACAAGCCGTTGCTAATGATGCGTACAGCAAAGGCACTAGTATTCTTGATGAGTTTGATGTACAAAACTCTACAGTTCAGGCTGGTATTGACAAGGCTAAAAAACAATTTCATGAACTAAGCATTGAACTTGGTGAGAAACTCTTACCACTTGTTCAGCACGGCATTACTGCAGGTTCTTTGCTCGTCAGAGTCATGAAGATTATATATCAAGTCGGTGAGTTTATTGCAAAACACGCCGTTGCAATATCAGCTGTGGCAGCTTCGCTAATGTTATACAATGGGGTGCTTACACTAACAATAATAAAAACCAAGTTATACAATGCTTACCTACGGGTTGCCATAGCTCTTGATACTGCATATAGAGCAACTATGACGCTCACACGTTCGGCAATGGTAGCTCTACATGCCGTATGGGCTTTGCTAACCAGAGGCGTGCAAGGCTACATCGTTGTAATGCGTGCTGCTCGTCTGGCGAGCCTAACAAACCCTTGGACAGCTCTCGCGACGGTGCTTTCAGTTGTGGGCGTCGCCATATACTCTGCCACAAAAGCTTGGCAAGCGCACAAACAAGCCATACACGACAACCTTCAGGAGGTCAAAGAGGCTAACGCTATTAAAAAGCAGCAAGCCGAGATTGACAAGAGGGTAGCTGAGAGCCATATTGAGGAGAAGACACGCATTGCGCAGCTTAACAAAATTATCCATTCTAACGCTTTTTCCATTAATGAACGCAGGGCTGCCATCGCTGCTTTGCAGAGAATCGTGCCTTCGTATCATGCTAAAATATCAAATGAGGGCAAGCTTTACAACGACAACATAAAGACCGTCAAAGAATATATCAAACAGCTCGACAAGCTTGCCATGGCGCAGGCTATCAACGAGCAGAAAGTTGATATAGCACGCGAAGAACTTGCCCTCAAGCAAAAAGAGCAGAAGATACGTTTTTCTATTAAATCTGTTAATGCAGAAATAGAGGCTCATCCTGAAGTTTACAAAGAGTACAAGTATCATTCTGGTGGTCGGACAACAAGGGGCGTTTCGGCTGCGCTAGTTCAGAAAGAGCGGGAGCGAGGCATTCACGAAGGCCGTTTAAATGCGAACCTGAGCCAACAGAGAGTTCTCGCTGCGCGAAAGAGGGCCTTAGATAAGACTGTTAATGGTGACAAAGAACTGCGAAGTGCGCTTGCAAGCGTGGTAACAGAGGGCGGTTCTGAATCTTTGGGTAAAAACAATGACAACAAACCCGGCCATTACGTCTCGTCATCGCACGAAAGCACCAAGCCTGACCCTGAAGTCGAACGCCAAAAGCTCGTTCAGAAAGAACTCGACTCCATCACTGCAGAGTACGAGAACAAACGCACACAGGCCAAGCAAGCTTACCTCGACGGTTCTATTGCCACACAAGAAGACTATAACCGTAAGGTTGAAGACCTTGAGCTCGAAGAGCTTAACAAAAAACTTGAGGTCGCTGGTCTTGAGCCGAAGAAGCGTGCCGAGATAGAAAAGAAGATTCTTGACTACAAGGTGAAACTTTACGACCAACTCCACGAAATTGAGCAGTCATTCGGTGATACCGAGGCGGAGCAGCTCGCCCATGAGCTCGACACTATTAAGCAAAAGTACGACCAAGACCTCGCGCTACTTGAGAATCTTCATGACAAGAAGATTATCAGCGAGGAGGTTTACCAGGCAGACCTTAAGAAACTTAAAGAGCGGTTTACGGCAGAAACTGATAAAGCCAACAAGGAGTCGAGCAGCAGGCTCATCAGTGATGCGAAGGCAACATTTGACGAGCTTATGGAGAGTCAACGCAAGACCAATGTTAAAGCAGGCTATCTCGACGAGCAGAGTCAAGAGAATAGATCAAAGGCTTGGCAAGGGTACCTTCAGAAACTCCTCGATGGAACAAAACTTACTGCCGAACAGCGCCAAGCTATTCAGCAGGAGATAGACAACGCAGAGCTCGAGCAAACAGAAGCCTCCCTTAAACGCAAGCAAGAGCTTACGCAAAAATACAATGACATCATCTGTGAGGCTATCGTATCTGCAGGCCAGCAGCTCGGAGAGCAGATGAGCAAAGTTCTTCAAGGCGAGAGAGCTCAATTTAAAGATTTCCTGCGTGGTATTCTGTCTTTAATCATTGATGCGCTGGAGAAAACCATTCTTGCGGCACGTGCGGCTTCCATAGCCAAGAATGTCAGTACCCTTGGAGCTGCGGGTCTTGCTAAGGCTGCTGTCGAGACGGCGCTTATCACGGCTGCTTTTGAGATGGCTAAAGCAGCCGTTGGTAGCTTCGACACTGGCGGCTTTACTCCTGCCGGTCCGTGGGATAAGCCGCAAGGCATTGTGCACTCCAACGAGTTTGTAGCGAACCGATTTGCCACAGCAAATCCAAATGTTCTGCCAGTGCTCAACCTCATCAATGAGGCGCAGCGCTCTGGCAGCGTGTCGCGTCTATCGTCTGAAGATATCGCCGCCGTGGTGCCAGGTTCTTCGCAGTTCGCACCTCGTAGAGCAGTTGCCGGTCCAAAAGTTACTACTGCTACTGCGGCGCCTGATACGTCTGCCGTCACAACGGTTCTCTCTCGAGTCGTGCGCTCACTTAACAACATCGACAAGCGCTTCTCTGCCCCAATAGTAGCCGAGACTTATGCCACCGGCAAGCATGGCACGATCGAGGCGGAGCGTTTGGTGAATAAAATGAAGTCTAACGTTAGCAGACAAAGAAAATGATAAAGCTATTTATTGACGGCAGCGAGGTTCACCTCGCTGCTGACATATCCTTGGAGTTCTACGACCGCAACCCCTTCTTCACCTCCGAAGGCCAACACACCCTCGACATCGACATATCACTCGATGATCCTCGAAATGCGGTCATATATAATGCTATCCATCGCATTGATATTGCGAAGCATCCACAAAACCGCTCAGCGATACTTTACTGTGAGAAGGGTGTTATCATCAAGGGCACAGAGATAATTCTTGAGATAAGCGACCGCAATGTAAAAATACAGATCGCTGCCGGTAACTCAGAACTAAATTTTCTTACTGGCAGCGACAAATACATCCGTGACCTCGACCTTGGCGGTATTGACGAGCTGAGCGAATCTATCGCTCAAGACTCTCTGTATGCTTCATACCCGACATTCGACTTCGTTTGTTGCCCCGTCGTCGCTAAAGCAAAGCTCTTCGGTCAAGGCGTCAATGAGATCGCAGCCAGCTCCGATGTTTATAACGAAATCAACGAGACCGAGGGCGCGACCTCAGTTACTATTAAAAAAGGCACTACGCTATGCCCACAGCCTTATCTTGCCGCTATTGTTCGACGCGTCATTACCGCCCTCGGGTACAATATCGCCAGCAATATCCTCGGCTCGCACAAGGAGCTGAGCAAGCTCATCTTTGTGCATGGCTACAAGACTCTAAAGTACAACGAGATGGTCGAGAACTGGAAGGTGTCGGACTTTATTTCAGAGGTCGAGAAGCTGTGCGGCGTGAGGTTTCTTGTTGACAATAATACTAAAAATGTAGAAGTCCAAACGTTGCGCAGCTATTATAGCGCTACGGCAGTTGAGATCGTCAATAGTGCCGATATTGTCGGTAGTGTTGATAAAAAATACGACCAAGACCCACCAGACAACGTCACTTACCACAACGTGAGCTACAAGTTCCCCAACACTCCCATCTATAAGCGCTATGCTCTTGACGCTGACTTCGCGCAAAAGATAGAGTACGTCAAATGCCCTCACAAACAAGCTAAATACGACATGTACTATTTCGAACTTTGGGATGTTTGGTCGCACATCTTAGGCGGTGATCCGGAGTTCAACAAGCGCGGTGCTCCGCCGCAGAAAGTCGTGGATTCATACCATTCAATGACGGCATATTATAATAGAGGCTTCTTCCTTAACGGGGCAGACCCATCTAACATACAAGCGGTAAGTTTCGAATTTCCCTTCGCTGTTTGGTCGGTGGATTCTGATTTTACAAATTTGGCGATGATTAACCAGTTCGGGCCGCGCGTCGATGAGTCCAATACAGATAAAACCGAACTTAAAATAGTTCCTATCGAAAATGTATTTTCGCAGTTGCGCAACTACTACAGCTACCCGATGCCGATTGTAGAGAATGGTGACGGCGATGTGGGTACTGTTGTCGACGAAAATGAGGGCAAGGGTGTTGCTGAGCGCTTGTTTAGCGACACTTCTGAAGCGTCAGCTAAAGACAACATGTACGTGGGCTTTTACATGGGGGTTAGCAAATTTGAGGTTATAGGCGAGAATCGCGACAACCATTATCCAGTCGTGCCCGTCACTATTAACAGCCGCTTGCAGGTTCGCACCAGACGAGATGCCGCTCATTCATACCCCTTCTGGGAGCATCAGACCGTGCGTATTGTCAAAGCTGACGGCAACTACGACCTCTCCATAAATTCGAGTATCGGCATGTATAATACATACTGGTCTGCAAATGTCGATGTTGACCTGACGACGGTTTACACTATACGCTTCCGCACTGTGCAGCGTCGTGATGTGCGCCGCATATTCAATATCGCAAACCAAAAGTTCTACTGCCAACAGCTCAAATATGAGGTCGTTGACGGCGAATTATCAGATGTTGTAGAGGGCACGTTCTATCCCCTTAAGTAGTCCGCGCCCTCCAGCTTTCAAAAGTCGCCGTCGTAGTCTTTCAACGTAGCATTCGCACGTTTCATGTCATGCGGCACATAGATATTTGTTATATCAATGCTTGAGTGTCGCGCTTGATCACGCACAGATACGGTATCCACATGCTGTCTGAGCATGTTTGTGATGCCAGTGTCTTTAAGTGAGTAGAACTTGTACCGCTCTGGGAACTTCAAGTCGCGCCTTACATGGTGTAGCCAATAGTCGCGGAAGCTCTTCTCAGAGCGGTATTCCGCCCCGGGCTTAAAATCATTGGAGAAGAGATAATAACTGCCAGGGCTATTGAACACGCCCAGCTCTACCATCAGCAGCAATATCTTCTTCGGTAAGGTCACAGCAGCGTCGGCGTGGTTCTTAGCATTGTCACCATGCACGAGTATCAGTTGCTTCTTGATGTTGATATCTTCAATCTTCAGTAGTGACATCTCACGAGGTCTCAAAAACGTATAATATAATATGTATGTAGCCAAAAGGTAATAGCGGTTATTCTTCTCGAGATATTCTTTTAATCGCTGCAGATTGCGCTCATCTATGGTATCGCGATTTTTGAAGCGTGCGCTGCGCATAACCATCTGAAACCCTTCAGTCGGGTTCTTTGGCACGTACGACCTTTGCACAAGATACTTCGCGAAGGTCTTTATCCACGCCAAGTAATTATTACGTGTCTGCAGGGTATTGTTGCGCTCGACAAATACGTAGTCCAGAAACTTGCCGACTACGCGCCGGTCAAACTGATATATATAATGCACATTCTTGTCGGCTATCCAGTCCTTCAACACCTTCATGTAGCTCATGTAGCTTGCTACTGTCTCCATGCGATAGCCGTTTTCTTTGGCCATTTTCGCTAACCATTGCTCGTATTTAAGCACGACATCATCCCATAGCGTGTATTCCGTTGGGCTTACAGCCTCTATCCACGGATTCCACCCATCGAGCAGCTTTTCCGTTAAGTGCTGCATAATCTGCCGTGCCTTCTCCCTTTGCAGCCGCTTACTCTTTATGCGGCCAAGCATTATTTTCTTGAGCTTCATTTTCCCCGTTTCCGGACAAAATGCCGTAAACGATACATAGCACTCCGACGCCTGATGAAAGACCGGTGGAGTCCAGCCCTTCAACTTGTTTATTTCAGAATTTTTTGAGCACATTTTTTTTGTCCTCTACGTTTTTGCGTCGAGGACTCGGTTAAACAAATAATTATAGTGACTTTTCACACACGCCGACTTATCGCCGAGTATATTAAAGCGACAAAGGGCTAAAACACTGAAAAATAGCGTTTTAACCCTTTTTCTGTCGGGATGACAAGATTCGAACTTGCGACCCCTACGTCCCGAACGTAGTGCGCTACCAACTGCGCTACATCCCGATTGCCGGATGAGATATATCTCAAAAGCGAGTGCAAAGGTAATCACTTTTTTCGTAATACGTGCAAGTTTTCGTAAAAATTTTATCTAAATATAGAAAAAAGTTGCTTTGTAAGTGTTTATGAGCTGCGAAACACGGGAAAAACGTTTAAAAACAGCTAAAAAACCGGCTTCCGCTTTTTACTTTCAGCTCTCCGGCGGGTCATATAATCGTAACGCCGATCAAAACGAGCTCGTTACTAAAGGTGACACCATAAACCCGAAAGGGCATCAACTAAAGAAAAAAACAAGCAGAGAGTAAGAAAGAACGATGAACATTGAAGACAACATTATAGCACGCTACGTTCGGGAGAAACCTGAAACCGGTTTCCGGCTCTTGATGCAGAAGTACAAGCAACCCGTCTATTGGCACATACGCCGACTGGTGGTTGCACACGCCGACGCTCAGGACGCCACGCAGGAGACATTCTTCAGGATATTCCGGTCGTTCGACCAATGCCGTAACACCTCGGCGCTGCGCAGCTGGATATTCCGGATTGCCAACAACGAGGCATTCCGACTGATTGGCTCGCGCAAGCAGCAATCGGTGTCGCTGGAAGAGAACGAGAGCGGCGCCGACCGCATCGCCTCCGACGGCTACATCGACTACAGCGACCTTGAGGCGGTGCGCCTGCAGCGGGCTATACAGACGCTGCCGCCAAAGCAGCGGTCGGCGTTCTGCCTGCGCTACTACGACGAACTGAGCTACGAGGAGATTGCCGACACCATCGAGTCGACGCCTTCTGCCGTGAAGACCAGCTACCACATAGCGAAGGAGAGGATAATAAAACACATGAACGCGAACGACTGACGCCCGCATTCAGACGGACAAACAACCCTAACAAACAGAAACGATTATGAAAAGAGATTTCAACTTCGAGAATATCGGCAAGCGGATGCCCTACTCCACTCCCGACGGCTTCTTCGACGAGCTCGAAGAGAACATCTGGAAGGAGGTAGCTCCGCAGTCAGCCGCACTCTCCGCACAACAGCCAGCACGCAAGCACGGCAAGCTGCGCGCGCTGACGAAGGTAATGCTCGGCATGGCAGCCGCAGCCGCCCTCCTGTTCGTCGTGAACATGAATCTGTACAAGGCAGACGCCGCCACCACCGCCGACATCGAGGAGGCGTTCAGCCAGCTAAGCACAGACGACCAGGACTTCCTGCTGAACGTCTACCAGGACGACGTGTTCCTCAGCGAGTAGCGACGCCCGAAAGACATTGTTAAACCCTAAAAACAAAAAGAGATTATGAAAAAGCTTATAAGAACTTTCTTCATCGTATTGATGATGAGCGTGGCATGCGCCGCATCATTCGCACAGAACAACCCGGCGCAGAAGCGCCTCTCGCGCGAGCAGCTCGCCGAACTGCAGGCAAAGCACATAGCGCACGAACTGGCGTTCAGCGACGACGTAACCGACCAGTTTGTGAAGACCTACTGCAACTATCAGCAGGAGATATGGGCGCTGGGTCCGCGTCTGAAGCCCACGAACGCCGAGAAGCCGCACAGTAGCGAGCAGAACAGCGAGGAGCGCATCAAGCGTCGCTTCGAGCGCAGCGAGAAGATTCTCGACATCCGCCAGAAATACTACAAGGAGTACTCGAAGTTCCTCACGCAGGCGCAGATAGAGCGCGTGTACAAGTTGGAACGCACGACGATGGCACGCCTCGCAAAGCAAAAGTACAAGGGCGGAAAGGCCGGTGGCATGCGCCCGCAGAACAAATGATTATTAAATGCGTTTTGGTAAATAACCTTTCTGGTAGCCTCCTTCATGGGCGTGATGCTCTTTGAAGGAGGCCTTTTTGTTACCTTTTGTGGGGTTCTCGGTCCGTTTTCGGGGCTTTTGCAGGTTATTTGCGCATATTTTGCATAAAAAGCGGCAAAAAAGTTGCACAGTAAATTTAAAATACCTACCTTTGCACTCGCTTAAGAAAAAGCACAATGGTGCCATAGCTCAGTTGGTAGAGCAAAGGACTGAAAATCCTTGTGTCCC